ACGATAAAGATGGCAAGCCAAACGGCTACACCGCTAATCCTATCACAATAGGCGGAGATAGTTTAGACGGCTTACATTGGACGGTGGACCGCATCAAAGAAGCATTAAGCAAGCCTGTCCTCTGGGAGGGGGACAGGTTTCCTGAAGAATACACTAAAACAAAAGAACTATGATAGACAACATACAACAAATCAAGACCCTGCTAAACTTCTCTGAACCGGGAGATTTCTACATGCTCTATGTCTTTAAGCGCAAGAAGGATCAACCTGAAGGCGAACGCGATAACCACCAATCGGTACGCACTATCAAGACTTACTGCATCGAAAGCCTGCAACACTTGTACAGCCGATACGACGAAATCAAGCAGCTGTGCGAAATGTTCAAGGCCCGAGCTTACATACACGTCCAAAAGCAGAACCATCGCGACGTTTCGCTGAACATGATGGTTGCCTTGGCCGAGCGCATCCGCAACGGACAGACCAATCAAAAAGGTTTGTTTGACTCCGTGGTTGGTCAAATCAAAACTCAGGAGAAGAGATGGATCGTTGACATCGACACCAAGGATGAGATCGTGGTTCATCGAGCCGCTCACATCATTGACTCAGTAGAACCAGACGGTCCAAAGATCGAAGCAGTCATTCCTACCAAGAACGGCTACCACTTCATCACCAAGAGATTTGATGTCATGGAGTTCAGCGATAGGATGTCAAAGCATGGTGAAGTACCAGACATCCAGAAGAAGAACCCAACTCTGCTCTACCTGCCGGAAAGCCTGTGTTAATAACTTCATAAAACCTTGTACAATCCATGAATAAAAGTAATATGAAAAAGCTATACCAAAATGTTCGTCTGCGCATGGAATTTCCTTCTATAGCGGACATAGTAATAGCCGTGATAGTCACATTGCTATTCGGAAATCTAACTGGCGAAATCGTCAGTCGTCCTATCAATTCGTATGTGCAAGCATCGTTTATGCTGGGAACTCTCGCGCTAACAGTCATCACTATCAGGATGATTGCTCTCTGGATCATTGAATACGTAAACCACAAAAACAAATAAGAATGATAACAATTACACTTTTACTGGCATCCATCATCACAGCGGTATTGATGGGAGTTCGAGCTTACAAGAAAGCCTATGCCTCAACCGAAGAAAACCGCTATGGAGACCGCGAAGTTAGTGGATCCTGGATGGTTAAGCCTATCGTCTTTGGCGTGGTAGGAATCATCATCTCACTGGTTCAGCCGTACTCACTTGAAAGAGTAGACGCCGGACACAAAGGAATCAAGGTAAACCTCACTGGAAATGACCGTGGCGTTTCAAACTACCAATACAAAACTGGTTGGGTGATCTACAATACCTGGTTTGAGCAGATGCTTGAGTTTCCTACATACCAGCAACACATCGACTATGATGCACAGGAGGTAATCACCAAAGGCGGATTCTCTGCGACTATCAAGCCAAGCTTTAACTACTCACTTAAGCCAGACGCAATTGGTGATATGTTCGTCAACCTTCGATTAGACATTAGAGATATTGAACAGGGCTGGCTAAAAAATGCTATTGTATCATCAGTCAATGACGTAGCCAACCGCTGGGAAGTAGACGCGATATTCAATGACCGTGAAAAGTTCGAGGCGGCTATCATAGCAGAATGTAATAAGCGCGTTGCAAAATGGTTTGAGGTAAGCCAGTTGCGTACCAACATCATACCACCTAAATCTCTACAGGCTGCAATTGAATCCAAGACTAAGGCTGTACAAGAAGCACAAGCAGCAATGCAAAGAAAACTCGTGGCTGAGGCTGAAGCTCAAGAGAAAATGGCGATTGCACGAGGCGACTCCGCCAAGTTAATCATCGGTGCAAATGCTGAAGCACTGTCCATGAAAATCAAGCAGAAAGAACTTACAGGACAATACATTGAGTTTGTTAAATGGTCTCGCTGGAACGGGGTTATGCCTTCAACGGTAGCCGGAAATAGCGGAACTCTGCTAAACATTAAGTAATGGTAAAACCCATCCTATCAATCATAGCTATCATCGTTACAACGGCGATGATAGCTATTTTAGTTGGCTTGTTAGTCAGCAAAGAAGAAAAAAGCTACAAGTACATCATTACAAGTGGAAAGCAAAGTTTCAAAACTATATCATACACAAAAGGGGATGACGGCTGTATAACATTCCAAAAGGAATGTGGCTGTGGTGGAGAAAAGCTAGAAACGGTAGTACTCTGTGGAACATACACTATCGAGGAAAACAAAGAATATGACCCAAGTTCAAAATAGAACGTATCGCATGTACGGCTTGGTTCCGTACAACATCAGTCCAATCCAACAAGGAATCCAATTCGGTCACGCAGTAGTCGAGTACTCATTGGAATTTGGAGCAACCGCAGCCTATCAGAAATGGGCCAGAGAAGATAAGACATTCATCATCCTTAATGGCGGTACAACCAACTTGAATATGCCCGGTACCCTAAACTCTTATGAGTACGAACTTGAAGCACAGGGTGTTAAACACGCAAACTTTTTTGAGCCGGATCTTGGGGATCAACTTACAGCGGTAGTGTTTCTTGTGGATGACCGTGTATTTGACCGTGATACGTGGCCTGATTATGATGGGATGTACAATTCATTCAACGGTGCTCCAGACGCGACTGCATTCTGGCATTGGAAAATGAAGTTTGCCGATACCGAGGAAGAAGCTGACCGCATCGTTTGGATGAGAAACTGGCTGCGAAACTTTAGACTTGCTTAGTATATAGGTAATATGGAACGACAAACTGTAAGCATTAGCAACGAAGATCTACAAGACATTGTCTATGGTGATCACGAGGATTGGATTGTCATTGAAAGCAAGGTCGACGGAAACTGGCGTCATGGCACTGAACATACGGGAGTTTTTCAAAGAGCATCGGATGGCAAGTTTTTTCGAATGGACTGGAGAGACTCTGTCAAGGATGAATGCGAATGGCGCGATATGAACTATGGATGCACAGCCAAAGAGGTATTTCCCAGAGAAGTAACAGTCACAATCTACGAATAATGAAAAGCGTAACAATAGGAGAAAGAACTTTTCAGTATCAAACATACTGGGAAAGACACGGTGAAGACATTGGCTCAGATCCTGTGACCGTTTTCTATGAAGGAACGGAAATTCGCAGCAGAAAGAAGTACCGCCTCTTTGGTCCATTGATTACTTGGTATGAGCCTCGGGAAGTTTTCCGCATTTATGCAAATTCTGAAAATGACCAACTCTCAAAAGGCTGGTGGAGGAAACAAATTACAGAAAAGATAGAACTCTTAAACCGTAAAGAAGAAATTGAACGTGGAGAACTCTGCTAACAACGAAGACTATTCACCATACTGCAAAGTATGTGAATCCTGTGGAGAAACTGGATGTTGCCGTCCTACGATCTGCCAACAAGGCGAAGGCTGTGAATACCCACAGACCAATCTGATTGAGCTAAAGTTTGGATGGTCTATGAACGAGTACTTCAAAAAAGAGATCTATCCACACCTATCCAAGGATTTGCAGGAGAAGTACGATGCTGCATGGGATATTGAGTACGACCAATGGCACAAATAACAATACAATGAAAGACATACCTGGAACAATCTTCTCTCCTGTTTTTATGACAGAGGAAGAGTATGAAGAAGGCTATAAACAGTCAGTCTTCTACGTGGAGAAAGACTACATGGAAGAGTACCGCAAACACATGGTTGCGATGGAACACATTGCTAACATTGCAAAGTCTTACATCTTGAAGAACTGGAAACGCGTCAGCGATTGGAGCGGACTCGAGGTAACCATCAAGCATGGTCCAACTGGAGAAAAGACAGAGTACTACAACTACGTGGAAATGGACCGCTCTACAAAAATGAGCGAAACCATGCGCAAGGTGTTTGAGAGAATCGACGAAAAAAACCGGGATAGGCACAACCCTATCCGTGAGTTCAATGAGGTTGTACTAGATCCAACCGATGGCGACTTCTCGATAACCGTCAATGGAGATGTACAGCATTGGTGGATTGGTGATGACGAGATCATCATCATTGCAGACTACATTGAAAAGCAATTGTCCAAAGATTGTTAATAACTTTTTGCCAAAACATTTCCACATGTGGTTTCTTTTGGTTAATTTTATACTATAATCAAAAACCAATATGGCAAACTTCAAAACACTGAACCTGGCTTATCCGGAAAACTCCGAGATCAAATTCA